ATATTCTATATGTCCTGAATGTAGTGGATCAAATCCACCTGTACAAATTACCACGCTATTGATCATCTTGTTTGTAACTCTTTCTGGTTGGTGGTAATGGTTTAAGTAACTGTTGACTTTTACTTGTAGGTTTAGCCTGTACCACTGTGGTTTCTGCAGATCTAATCACTTCATTAAATACACCAGTTGTTGTTGGAGGTTCTGTTGGATTCCAATCCATCTTTTTGCTAACGTAGTCAATAAAGTATAATTCTTTATCTAACCATGGCATGATGATTTCTTCTTGTTTAAGATAACCACTGGTGTTGATTGAATCAACAATACTAGGATGTAATAGTTTTTTATCAATTAAATCGTACCAATTGGTTGTTGCTGGATCCATTGGAGCGATGTCTGTTTTGTACACAGCCATGTTAATCCAAGGATCTTGGAATTTCTTAAGTAGGTAAGCATCACGACAGTCAAATCCATTTACGGCCAACATATAAATCAGCATGACTGGAGTATAGTGAAAATAACATCTATTATAGCCTCTGCTGTATTGTTGATTATGCTCAATACCTGTATGTTGTGGAACAGACAATATCAACATTCCATTAACTGTCATGGCTTTATTCCAGCGGTGTAATGTCAGCAATGGATTAGTGCTATACTGTAGGCTGTCATGCGCCCACATTAGATCAATGCTGACTGGAAATATCTGTTCATCACTGAAATCTCTTTGAACTTTATTGATATTTTTGAGAGTGGGGACCTGTGCTAGTTTAGCAGGATCATTATCTACTGCAAAACAATTAAAGTTATAGGGTTCTGGTGGCTCAGCATAATTTTCTAAAGTAGCCCACCAGGCGACATCTTCACCTGTGCCACAGCCCATGTCAGCTATGTTTCTTAGGCTTTCTAAGAAAGTATCATATTGCTGTATGGTTTCTAATATACCTAAACTGTGTCTAGCCAATTGAAGCATCCTCCATACCTGCTGTTCTTAAACGAGTTACGTGTCCTAGCATGAAGTTCTTGCTTTCAAGCCCTTTCATGATACCTAACCATTTGTTTCTTAACAGTGCTACTTCGTTGATAATGGTTTCAAAGTCAATGACTTCGTCTTCACCATCTACATATTTTTCTGCATCACGACTAGTTAAAGCACGAGCATATCCTTCTAGATACTTTTGGAAGTGTTTCTTGCGTATTTTTCTTAACTGAATGTTGAGGTAATTAAGAACTGCTTCAATCTCTTGTAGCTGATTGAAACGTCGTTCTGTAATTCCGGGCAGGCCAGCAAGATTCTTTTCTATGTTGCCATAGACACCCACTTCCTTTCGTGCGTCTTCTAGTTCCTTTTCATAGTGCTGTATGAAATCAGGAATACTACCTAAACTTGCTACTACTCGACTATACCACATTGTTTATCCATTCTGTAAATGATGTTGGAAAAATATCCAACGATAGATTTCTTCTTTTAGTAAATTCTATTAAGTAACCTTTTAAATTGCGTTGTTCTTTTATATCAGGTACTATATTCAATGAGTTTTTAATTATATTTTGTGCATTAATTGGTAGTTTATCTATATCATTCAACAATGCTTCTTTACTATAGTCATCCATAACATGTATAGATAAAAAACTAGGATCGTTGCATAAACTGAAATCTATATCTATACCACTTCCAATATATTTAACGAAATCTACCAAACCAAACAATGTAAGGTTGCTTAATACCGAATTAAATTTATATTTGATTTTATGATTTTGTATTTCTGATAAGTTGTTTTTAAATCGTTGCCACGTATTACCTGCACGTATTACCTCGTATGATTTACTAATATTTTCTGCGCTTATTACAAGATTAACATTTTGATATTTCTTTAATTTTTCTAATTCTTTTGAGAATCGTTTTTCATTAACCCCTAATCCTGTATATACAAAAATTGGTATATTAGTTGGTAACTTTGCAATCAGATCTTCAAGATAAATGTATAAAAATGTTTCTCCGCCAGATATGTTAATAGTAGAAAGTTTTGATGATTTTGATATTTTGCTTATTTCATCAAATAATTTAATTTTATTTGGTGATATATTGATTTCTTTCTGACTTACCGCAGCAACTACGCGATCTTTACTATTAATAGTAAATCTATCTCCAACATCTGTAACAGAATAAATTCCATTATTAGAAATATCATTAAACCAAGCAGAACTGTACTGCTTACAGCAATAAATACAGGTCATATTGCATTGACTACCTATCATTATATTTAAGACTTCTGGGTTAGATTCTATATCTATATGGGTTTTTAATTTGGTTCCCATGATAATACGACGACTTTCAGATCCTCGACTTTCAGGATTCCAACAGTTAGAAGCACATCCAGCTACTGGAATATTATCTAACATATTTCTACGTTCAGATTGTAATTCGGGGGTATTAAATAATTTTCCTGGATGATTCTCTATCCAATCAACATTAATTTTGTGCGGGTTGGCACTGCAACAGCTTTGTGTTGTTAGTTTCTCAATGTCAACCGATAACCACCAAAATTTCTGAGAACAATAATAGTCTGGGTTAATAGTCGTCATCCTCATCTTCATCGTAGTCTGGTTCTTCAACTTCGTCTTCGCCTAGATATTCTTGCAGGCTACGTTTAAGATAACTGTCTGTACCTGCAAATGCTTTAAGGTCACGTTCAACAATATTGTGATCTGCTACAATAGCCAACACATGATCTGCTGCCGCTTGGCGATCTTTAGGAGCGATATACTCTTTACAAGTAAGCCAAACTTCACCTAATGCATCTAGTTCAATACTCATTCTGCTGTCTCCTCATCTAACATTGCTGGTGCTTCTGGTGCTGGGCCACCATCTAATAGTTTAGAGTTTGATGAAATATCTTTCATAACAATGTCTAAACAACCTTCTTCGTTGGCTTCCCATGCTTTACGGAACTGTTTGATTTCTTTACCGTCAGCTGATTTATAAGCAAGACGATTACCATCTTTACTCAATAAACCTTTGCCTTCCATCATGTCAGTTAACCCACTGTATGGATTCATACCTGTTTCATATGGAATCTTGATCTGTACTGATTCAAATGGTTTAGCATATCTGGTCTTCATGATCTTACATGCGGCACGGATACCTTTAACTTCTGAAACTTTATTGCCATCCTCGTCTTCTTTAAGTTTTAACTTACGCATAGCAACAACGATTGAACTTGCATAGATAAAACCTTGTCCACCTGAAATCTTGTCATCCGGATCAAACATATCTTGGCTAGCGTATGTGTGATTGGTTGCTACCAGACCAACATTATGGCTACCAAACATATTTACACAATTACGCACTAATGCTGTTAATGCTTTAGGCTTACGACCCATATCACCTTTTAAATCACCTGCTTCAAACTGATTGATATCTGTTGGAGTTAATAACATACCTAAGCTGTCAATAACAAAAAGAACTTTTGGACATTCTTCTTTTGGTAATGTCTTATACTCTTTCATGAACTCATGGATGGTTTTTGCTACATCATCAATCATAGCTAGGTTGAGTTTAAGAAGTTTTTCTTCTCTGGTATCTACACCTAGGTCATGCAACCATTTTTCATCTAGAGCATTTTCTGTGTCAACTAAGATAACATAGATACCATCTTTCTGTGCGTTGCGGATCAAGTTACCTGAACAGATAAAACTTTTACCTGCGCCAGATTCACCAGCAAATACTGTAACTTTACCTAGTGGAACACCACGATGGAAGTCGCCACTAATAAGATAGTTAAGTGTGTAATTGCCTGTTGAAATCCAATCGGTTGGGTCATTGAATCCTGTACTAAGACCATCAATGCTTTTGGTGATTGACTTTCTAAATTTACTAATATCGAATGGTTTTGCCATGATTACTCCTTGATTAATTTAATATAATTGAACATTGATTGTTTTTTTGTAAATTGTGGTATAATACTTTGCGATACTTAAACAGATTATCTGCTAGCCCCGGAATATTTGCTATAGGAAGTTGTGAGGTTATTAGATCAACATTATGATCCTCTGCCCATGTTTTAAATTCTACACTATATGGGATAGTCTGAGGTTTTTTCAATGATATCTGAAATGAATATTCTAAGGTTTCATAATTATAATGGTCCAAGCATTCTAATTCATCATCAAAATATTCAAATTTATTATAATATTGTCGGCCAACATACGTATAGTTAAAAGAAAAATTAGTGATGTCATTATTAGAAATCATATTATTTCTAAATGGATTATCAAATACTTTCCATTTGTCCTCCGAGCTAAATTCTAAATTTTGTTCAACGAAACTTGATTCTAATCTATGCACAGCTAAGTTGATTTCTTCATATGGGTATAAATACCCTAGTTTTGTCATTGCATCAGCTAGACGAATATTTCTAATTTCATCTGGATACATATCATGTAATTGATTACCTAATTGTGCTTGTTCTTTATCGCTACTATATCTTAACATATCAATATTAACTATATCTGATTGAGAAAATACCCAATCAGCATGCGTTTGATTTAAAAATTTCTGATCTAAATAATTTTCTAAATTGGTATGTTGTATAAAACTTTTCTTAGTTAAATTGTATAAAACTTCGTTGGTTTTCGATATAGCCCAATGCAATTCTCTGATATTTTGATCTAATTGTCTGGCTAATCTTTTATTTGAAAAAGAATTTATCGATTCTGAATTCACTTTATTTACGAAGAATTCAAATAGCTCATGATTTTCTATAACATTAAAAGGTATAGAATCTCCAGTATTATCGAAAACCAACGAAAATTTCATATATTAATTAAGATGCTTTTTGTCTGTTGCGGATCATCGCCAAGATGTCTTCAGCTCTAGCCGCGCCACCTGCTGGAGGTGTTGCTACTGGTGCTGTAGGAGCTGCCGCTTCTGTTACTACGGGAGCTGCAGCTGGTGCTGGAGTATCTAATGCACCATCATCTTCATGCACTGCTGGTTCAGCTGATGCTGTAGCCGGCGCACTATCAGTTGAAGCATTAGCAGTAACCACTGTTACACCTCTTGGTTTGTAGTAATTACCCCAACGATCTGCGTCATATGCTTGACCATCTACTGATGCTTCAAACATTTCTTTCATGACTTTCAATTCAACTTCGCTTGGTTTCTTAGGTAAGAAATCTTTCAAGTTGTATAAGCCATGAGCGTCAATAGCTGCCGCTTCTTCTGCTGTTAGTGCAGATTCTTTGCGTGACCATTTACTAGTTGAATAATCAGCATAACCACCTTTTGATGTTTTAGTAACTGTAAAGTCTAAACCACCTTGGTAGTCTGTTGGTAAATTTTCTAGTTCTGGATCTAACAATGCAGCTTTCACTAGATTGAAAATCTGTGGGCTGATGATAAATCTACGGATTGGGTTTTGTGGTGTAACATCATCTTTTAATGGATTCTCACGCACAAAGCCTTGGAACAAGTATGATCTTTTCTTCCAATACTTACGACCCATTTCTTCTAGACTTTGGTCTTTGAACCAAGTTCTAACTTCTGCTAAGATTGGGCATGCTTCACCCCACATTTCAACGCATGGTACTTGAACTGTGACTGGTTTACTGTCTGCTTGACCTTTAACGCCAGCAAATGGTAAATTGATCATTGCTCTTTCTACCCAGAAGAATGTGTTTTTGGTGTCTGCATCTGGAAGGAAACGGATACGAGCATTTTGCCCTTCTGCGATATTCCAGTGTGCGTAGATGGCGTTGTCTCCGCCTTGTGATGAATTACTACCTGAACTGCGATTTTCTTGTGCTTGTAATTTTGCACGGATTTCTGCTAATGATGTTGCCATGGTATTTCTCCTAAAGTTGGTCTTAAAATATGCCTAAACGTGTTATGCATCTTAACATAATACGCTAATATTATTTATCTCGCAAGTGTAATTATAAGATATTTTAACCAAAACAAAAGGGCCCGTAAGCCCTTTTGGTGTAACTCGTTGTTTTATATTATTTTAAACCTGCTAGTTTTTTAATATCTTCTTTAACACTTGACCAATCTTGTTTATATAAATTGTCCATAGGTCCTGGTACTTTACCATAATCTGGTGCCACGCTAGGAACTGTTTGTACAAAACCCGTCAATGCTTTGCCTTTGTCGATCCATTGTTGTAATGGTCCTGGTTTAGTATCTTTGAATAAGCCTGGTGCTGTGGTAACTACTTGTCCATTTTTTAATTTAGCTTGTATAGCTGTTGGAAGTTTTGTATTTGGGCTAGGTCCTAAGATCGTAGCCATTGTGCCTTCTGCTGGAATATAAACTTCTTTGCCAATTAACGGTTTTAACCATGCCATAAATTTACTGTCTGTTTCTTCTAGATTTGTTTTGGCTTTTTGGACTAATTCTGCCTCAAGTTTAGGAATAGTATATTGATCACCATCAACATCTATGTCGTAAAGTTCAGAATCCTCACCTGTTACTCGACCTTGTATTTCTGGTGCGCCTTTTTTCTGGATAATATCGCCTACATTAATTGCTGCTTCGTTTAATGCTCGTTCAAATGCTTCGTGTAGGTCACTGTGTTCTTGTTCAATACCAGCGTCGCGTTCGATCATGCGAACCCAGCCACTGATGTCACTGCTACCAATTTCTTCAACAGGTGCAGCGAATTCTGCTATTTCACGGGCCGCTTCTAATACACCGTCTGGGCCTAGTTTCTTTAATAGTTCATGATGATTGTGTGCGATCCTGCGGATGATAGCTGATTGTATAGCTTCAAATCCACCGTCATCTTCTTCGTCTTCTTTTACTTGATCTTTGTATAAGTCGTCAATGTCACCTAGGTAACCGTCGCAAGCATGTTCTTCATCGTGTGGACAGTCACCACCGCAGTATTTACATTCTTCTTTGTCTTCATTCATATTGTTATCAAACTCTTTTTTGGTTTCCCAATGGTTTTCATCACAACAACCAAGTTTGTCATCGCGTGGTTCACCACAGTAAACACATACCTGTTCGTCGTCATCTATATCGCGTTCTTCGTATACCACACCGTCCATACCGCCATCACCTGAGCCATATGTGTTACCTTCATCTACAGCATCACCTAAACCTAGATACCAAAACCAATTTTCAAATCCGCCTGGGTTAGTATCGTAATCCGCATGAGCACTGTTTCTAGCACCACGACACATGCGAGCAAATTCTTCTGATGCGCCATGTTGTTTAGCGATAGCTGCTAGTTCTTTGTACAGATGTTCTGCGCCTGCTGCATCTTTATATTTTTTAATTTTTGGTGCTAGTTCATTATACTTGTCAGATAATTCTGCATGTAATTCACCCATGGCGCCTTCATCAATTTCTTGTTCTTCACCTGGTTCTACTGGTTTATCAGGATCACCAAGTTCATCTAAGATAGCTTGATACATGGTTGGATTGAGATCCTGTAGGCGATCCATGACTGTATCACGTGCATCTGCTTTAGGATCTACCGCAGCCAATTCTCCTAGCTTATCAAATAATATATCATCACCAAAGATGCTGTATAGCGCATTGGTAGCGTTTTGTGCATCAACACCCACTGGCAATTCTTGGCTTAATAGTTCAATCAGCTTGTCTTGATCATCAGGTGTTTTTGGCAGTGCCCAAGAGCCTTCTGCTATATTGTTAGCCCAGCTTTCAAATTGTTCTGTAAATTTATTGTTCTTTTTCATATCATAAGCCTTGTACACTAATGGTAGTGCATCTGTCATTTTTTCATTGAACACACGCTTGATAAAGCGTTCTTTCATTTCATCTAAGTTGGCTTCATCTTCTGGAATATAACTAGTTGATGTAGCGACGAATTGTTCTTTGCAACGAGTATAACCTTTCTTGCCACTCATGCGTTTGAGAGTATTGTTTAGTAAACCATGATATTCAAATGCTGCCTCGACCATTGACTGTGTTTCACTATCTTCAAATGTACGACGGCGTACATTGTTCATGAATGGTTTAAGTTTCGTGCATTCCATCGCCATTTCGCAGATGTGTTTGCCTAAATCATCATGTGGAGTACCACCAGCTGACACATGGCGTGCCATGGCACGTGCACCAGTTAGGCTCTTAAATGGCATCTTAAAGCGTTCACCTTCTGAATTTTCAACGTAAATGCTGTTGATATGACGACTGCGAGCACCTGTCATTTCATCAACTACTGGAGCATTGTGACGCACAATAATACGAGCAGGTCCAAACTTCTGATAACTTGATTTGCTAGTGCCATA